GGCTTGTCTTTCTTGACATTGTCTATATTATTGAAAGAATCCCAGTCTTTTGGCCTTTGCTCAACAAACTTACGTCTTTCAGTAATATCCATTAATGTACCATCTACATCAAAGATTACCCATTTATCAGGATTGGGTATGATACCCCATACGTTGCTTTCACTCATGATGCGTACCCCGCTTGTGTGTTTTCATATTCATTCTTATAAATTACTTCATTAGTATTCAAATTATCGTGGTATTCGTATCCACCACGTTCACCATCAAATTTACGTATCTTAATCCAATGACCATCTTCATTCTTAAAGAGTCTTGGGTCATAATACATACTGCCGTCAGACCACTCTTTTTGGTCTTTCTCGTATTGAGATTTCCAATCGTCATTTTCTACTGTCCATTCAAGGACAAATTCTCTAGACATGGAGTTGTCATATTCAATCAGTGGTATGATTTCGTTGGCCACTGATTGAATATTGTTAACATCGACATTATCAACAATAAAAGTATTACCACCTTTGAACTTCCAGTATCCTTCTTCGGTCACCTCGTCCACATCGTAGTTTTCCATGTATTGGGTTTCTATTATTAATTTTGCCATGTTTTCTCCTTGCTATATAGTTATACTCTAAAAGTGAATTATTTTTTATGATAAACTGCAAAAGTATCAGCATATTGCTTATGCATGTACGCTTGCGGTCTTCTGTATTGACCTTTAGATTTACCTCTATACTTAATTAAGTACCCATTACCAAATAAAGCTTTAAATGATTCAAGATACTTGATTGGTACACCTTTGAATATGGAAGACTCTTCATGTGGACTTGCATATTCTTTGACGAACTCGTCTCTAGCCATAAAGGCAGCACCGTGAAATGCTGCCAATCTATCTTCGAAGTTTTTCATTAAGCAACCACCTTCTTAGCGACTTTGGCTCTAGCTGCAAAGTCTTCAGCATTAAAGACTGAGAAATAAACTGGACGTTTGATTTCTTTACCATCTTCATCTTCTTCTACTCTGTATCTGACTAATCTAGCGACTGCTTTTAAGCCTTTTACCTGAGTACCTGAAACACCAAAGTGTTTGATACCTTGTTTAAAAGTACAAACAGCTTCAATATCACCACATGCTTCCGCATTTTGACCAGTATATTCATATCCGGTTGTTATATTAATTGTCATATTTACTCCTTTGTTAATCAATTATAGGTACTATTCTATACAGTTTCTCGAAGATGTACAACGTTTTATGCAGTTTTCTTAGATTATTTTGTTATATAAAAACAACTACTTATAAACTTATTAACAGTTATTTTACCGACTGTGACAAAAATATCACAGTCGGTGTGCTGTTTTTAGTCAGTAAAAGCAATTTGAATATGCTTGACTCGATTGTTTACTAACTCTGTATAACGAGGGTTGGTAGACCATGGTGAAAGGGTATCGACCATGTCATATAGACTATAACCAACATTGTTTAGAAAGTTAAGTCTGGCTTCTCTAAACTTCTCATAGAAGTGTAGATTATTTAAGATACGCATCATGTCTTTGACACTATCGCATTTTGTATTGTATTTTTTGACTGCCCATTTTGTAGTAGCATAGTTTAGTGGCTTAACATGTGGGCTATTCATGTCCCATGTTCTTATACCAAAAAGGTTATTTGCTTCATGAGCAAATCGGCTCTGACCATATCCAGTTTCTAATACTGCCATTGCAGCAATTATTTCTACTGGTACTTGATCAGCTTCATCAACTAAGCTGTTTTCATAATCAGCACAGGTTTTTACACTAGATATAAAGCTATCGTTATCATGATATTCTATCTTAGGTTGTGTACCACCTTCTGCATCAAGTGGCATGAATAGAAAAAATCCAAACAATGCCAATAACGCAAACCAAATAATGAAGTCTTCTTTTCCGTATTTTTTTCTCATTTGAAGTAATCCTCCTCTTTCTTCTTAATGTAAGCTTTTAGTTCATGCATGTAAGTGATTAAGGTCTCGTAAGCCTTCTTATGAAAGTCTTCATGAGTCTTAGTAAATTTCATCTCATGAAGTTCTATTAGACTATTTATTTTGAGTATATAGCTCTCGTAATCCTGTCTGATATACTTCCACGCTGGTACATCATAGTCATCAGTTTCAGTATCTTCTACTTTTCTACGAGCGCTAATAGGTTCATTAACATCTCTTTCAAATACTGTCTTACCACCATCTGGTGATTCATATATTTTACTCATAATAAACCTCCAATAACAATACAAAAGATAATGAAAGATGTTGCAATCACTAACTTATCCCAATCTTGAAATTTCATTCGTGTTCTCCTCCTTTACCTCTTGTTAGTATGCCATCAACCTTAGCTTTCTGTACTTGTCTAAAGTAAATAGCTGTCAACACAGTCATTGTTATTAATGATGCATGTGCTAGTGCTGATATACCAAATGCATATATACTTTCTACTATATAGATTCCAAAGACAGCAGACCACATCCAAGCTAATACTTGCATAGACATAAATTTAACTTGGAATGGTAGATTTTTTAGAGCGTTCTTCTTAGGATTCATTATAGATTCATAAGGGTCTCTAATCATAATTAACCTTCTTTAATTTGTCAGATAATTCTTTGACGATTTGTTGATATTCAGCTATCTGAACTCGATAGCTGCCATTATCTCGCTCTAGCTCTGATACTCGGTGCTTAAGCGATTCTACTTCTGGATGTGCTTCCATATAACCTCACTTTCTTTATAGGATTATACCATCTTTGAATGATTTTAACTCAGGAAAAACTGTATCAAAATCAACATTTCTTCGCTTATCATATTCAATTATGTACTTTTTGAAGTCTCTTTCGTGTTTAGTGCGCTGTACCTGAGTCCATCTCTGATCTCCCATATAGGTGTTTAGGACTCTATTCATTCTGTCTATTTCGAATACATTAAAGCCACCCATTTTAGCTGCAAATATCGCATCCTCGATCCATTTCTTACCTTCTAGTTTGTAGTCAGGATTTTGATATAGGAATACTGTCAAGAACTCAGGATTTCTAAGATATGGAAAGTCAACTCGTACTGGACAATTAATTGGTGTAGCTCTCTCATAGAGTCTTGGATTATCTAAGTTAAAACTAGCTTCTTTCTTTAAGAGACTAACATCTTGAATAAACTTAGTATAAGATGGTAGACTCAATAAGTTAATTGTAGACATTATAGTTAGTGATGTAGGATTATGCTCATCTACATCTGGTATATTGCCTATAATCCATCTGCAATTATTGTACCACTTATCATAATCCATGCCATATCTAATGTAATTACATGCATCACCATGAGCTTCTGCACTCGTATATAGTTGTAGTCTTTTAATCTTCTTCTCAACAACAAGTCTTTTTAATTTACCCATTACATTTTCAAATAGTTTGTCAGGTATGCATAAGTTAGTGTTGATTGCAAAATCCATATTTGGTGCAGGATTATCTGTTAAGAAATCTAATACTTTGATAGTATCTTTAGATAGAAATGGCTCACCACCTGTAATACGAAACACTTCAAGGTCTTGGTATATTTCAGGAAACCATTTCCAAAATGCTTCAACATATACATTCGGCTTATTATTTGGTATTGGTGTTAGACCATTTTGCTCTATCCATTCTAAGTTATTGAATCTTGCTGATGTTGGATATGGTCCTTTGTGCTGTATCTCTGTCATCCATTGTGATGATATATGTGGAGCACAATACGCACATTTAAAATTACATACATTACTAAATGATACTTCTAGATATGATGGTGGTACATCGTATGTGGCATCATTCCTTAGTATTTCAGGTAGATGCTTTAATGCCCAATGATCTCGACTCTTATGTATTCTATCTGACCAGGCATCACCTTTCTTTTTACGTGCATCTTCTACTCTCCAACAATACTCACATTCTCTTGGCCTGACACCATTCTTCATCTGATCACGCATCATCATTTTCTTAGTGGTGTTATGTAATGCTGATGGTCTAACTGTTAGCTCTTGCCATGGTACCTTATGTGTTTGTGGGTGGTGACATGAATGTGTGTGACCATTCTGTAAATGCAATGTAGTCTGCTTCCATTTAGCTATGCAGAATGAACTAGAGATTTCGTTGATTGCTTGAGCGAATGTTTCTGTATCGACCTTTTCCATCCACTCATCCTTACCTTGATAACTCATATCAGTAAGGTCCTGAACAGGAAGTTTTCTAAGATCTATTTTGTCTATTTTCTTCATTATCTACTACATCACCGCTTTTGAAAAGATCTAAGTCTGTCTTTGCTTCATCTTCTGCCATATAAGGGCCAGCAACTTCTTTCCAACTAGTTTTATTTATTGCAATAATATTATATCCACCAGTGAATGCTGGTACGATTTTATACTTGATGGTACTGTTGCTCATAACGCTTCTCTTGAAGAAACATATCTACACCTTCCACATCTAGCTTTTTGAACCATGATGGCATAGGTGTACCTTTATTCCAATCACAAGGCATATAGCTTTGTTTAGCAATGTAGTAATTACGGTATGATTGAACCGGATCCTCAACCATGCATTCAGGTAAGTTAGACATGGCTAGTGGAAATTTAGTTCTTGCACCTTTAGGTAATTTTACTGGATGTTTCTTAAGTCGCTCTAAGAGCAGGGATTCTGATAGATGTGTTTTACCAAATCGTTTTGTAAATTCTTTACATAGTTCGGCAAATAATTCATAGTGCCAATCATAATTACCTGTAGTCTGCCTTGTCCATAGTGTACATGGATGATTGTGATGAACTGCTTTGTATAGTAGTTCTTCATCATTAGGATCTGGATGTTCCCAATAGTTTATAATACGTTTGCCTGATTTAGATGGCTTCTTAATTGTATGACCATCAAGCATACGATGAGCAGTTGAAATCATTTGTGCAGATTCAACTATCATCTTAGGTACATGCTTGTCACAATGCATACGTGCAGCTGTGATAGGATCCTCATGTAAGATAAAGACATTCATACTAGATATTATACCAAGGATATTGATAAGTTTTCTTTTCTTCCTGCTCTACATATATCTCTTCAATAGTAGAGTGTTTAGCAATACTTAGCATTTGATGATCAGCATCTTCTTTATAATTAACAAAACATATATCACAGAATACACTGTTATCTACATGAAATGCTAAGTATTTGGCTTGCAGGTCAGCATGGCCTGGTAGTATACCTATACCTAAGTGTTTAGCTACCAACCACGCTGGAATTATATCTTCATGATCTACTGGAAATATAGACTTAACATCAGCATCTGGACCAGCCTTAATTTTAGCAGCCAAGTTCTTTGACCACTCCATTACTTCTTCCCAGCTTACTGCTGTGCTACTGCTTGTTGTTCTGAAGGCCATGTGTTATCCTCATATTTTTTTAATACTGCATTTGCTATAGGTAATTGTAAGAGATATGCTTCTTGTTCCCATGGACAGTCTTTATAATAAGTATCTCTAGTATTATACAGCTCACCTCTCCATATCTTTTCATCTACATTTATATCTCTTAATTCTCTACGTAAATATTGTTTGATGTGTATACATTCATGTGTGACAGTAAGTAATAGTTCTTCTATATCATATAAAGTATCCTGTCTTAGAAATATATCAAACTCATCTGTATCGCTACCTTCTACCATATAACCTGCTGCAGTACCCATATCTTCATCTAAACCTATCTCTACATTTATATAGATTGGTTTTTCACGTTTAGGCATGAGTACCATCATTGCATTCTCTACTGCATCTCTGATTGCAATACCCTGACACGGGTGATTTATTCCTACAATATCTAAGTCTATCATCATATCAATATCCGTATCCTAATGGGTCTTCCCATCTTTCCTGTTTTTGTATTTTTCTTCTTTCATCATTAGCTCTATGTACTTCAGTAAGTAATTTGCTATCACTATAATATATAAAATTCATCAAATCTTTAGGCAGACATTTACCTCCGAATCCGAATAAGCCATCAAAACCTGGTACGGTTGTATGAGATTCACCTACTCTATCGTCTGCTATGACTGCTCTACTAATATTATACCAGTCTAAGCCTTTGTTTTCTGCAATATCATATAAGTCATTAAAGTAAGTCACCTTAAGAGCAAGGAAACAATTGATTGCATGTTTGACAAATGATGCTTCAGGTGCGGTCATATGTATAATTCTATCTGGTTTACCTTTAGCATAAGCAAATACCCTTTCAGCAAAGTATATGTTCTCTTTTGTACCACCAAATATTCTCATTTTAGGCCATGTTGCATCTTCTGTAGAATAGTTTTCTCTTAGGAATTCAGGTACATAACACATCTTATCATGTAGTTTCATAAGTCTTTCAATTCTATCTGGTAGTATGGTAGACTTTATGATTACTAAACCATCATACCAATCAAGCAGATCATTCAATACATCATATACATAATCTTCATGATTTGTAATAATCACAGCATCAGGGTCTTGCGTCGGGTCCATACAGTCTTCAAAAATATGCTTCATAGCATATCCAACAGTACCATCACCAAGTATTTTTACATTCATTTCTGTATACCTTCTAAATATTCTAATACTATCCAACTAGATGAGTTTACTTTCTCCATACCACCTACACCATCCTTAAATTCTACTCTTGGTTCGTCTATATACATATCATATTCAGGAATATTCTTCTTCTCTCTGTCACCACCATTACAGAATATTATCTTAGCTTTCTTATACTTCTCTAAGAGTACCTGTATTGCATCACCTGATGAACCGTCATCATCATCAAATTCAATGACTTCATCTACACATTTTAATTCTTGTATGACTGCCTTTCTTTCTTCGTATGGCATGAATGGTTTACCTTTCTTATTAGTCAACCAATCATCTGAATTGATACCAACCATAAGCTTATCACCCATCTTTCTGGCTGCCTTCATATATTTGATATGACCACTATGTAGTGGATCGAAACCACCTGTCACCAAAGCTATCTTCATTTCTTTTTATACCTCAAAGTTAGTCCAGTTTTATTACCTTTAAAATTATTAGTACAGTGTATTCTTCTATTATCAAATATAATTATACTATTTTCTTCGTAATTATATGTAGAACCTGATAAACCTTGCCAACACCATGATGGAAAGTGTTTTAAATGTGTTTCCCAAAATAACAAACTCATCTTCTCGTTTGTATGATTTGTAATACGATAATCAAATGGACAACCAGGCAATGCTTTGTTTACAGCATATTCTTTTACTGGATGTATCATCATCCAAGTCTTACTGTCATCTTCCCATAGCTGATCAAATATAACAAGCTTACCATTTTTATCTTCTGTATTATTTTCTAGTGGTATGACCATATTGATACTTTCTTTCCATTCTTTCTGGAAGTCTGTATGTGGGTAGAAAGGTTTTTCATGAGAATAATAATTACCTGATACATATACATAATCAGTACCTATAAGTTGTCTGATTCTTTCTTCTACTATATTCATGGTCTTATCACATACTGGAGCCTTCTTCATCTCTTCAGTATCATAACTTTCATGAGACCTGTATATGTCTAATAAAGCATTTCTTTCTTCATCGGAAAAAATATCAGATAGCTGTGTAGTTTGCATGTATATGTTTCCTAAGTTCTCTTATAATCTTATTAGCTCTTCTCTTATCATTCCAAATTCTATTTAGACCTGATGGATGAGGCATCTTATAATTATTTATGTTATTGCGCTTGCACCATTCATCAGCTAGATTACCTAGTGATATGATTACACTATAGTCCTTCACTGTTTCTGGCTTCAGTGTAGCATCTTTTAATTTTAAATCAGGTGCATGATAATCTACAAGATTATACCAGTCATATGATAGTATATGACAAGACTCCATCCAGTCTTTTACTTTCTTTAATGTGGTAGATTTTGCTGCGTCTACTTTACCAGGTGAATGACCAATAATTACTATTTGACTATTAGCCATTGCATTATTTTCTACAATTCGTAACGCTAGTAAGTTTTCTAATTAACATTAGTGCAGTCTCTTGTACCCATGAGTTTTCAGGGTTTCTTTCAGCCCATCTCTCAAGTTTCATTGCCGCTTCATGTGGGTCTTGAAGATACTTTGCTTGATACCATTTTTGGAATTCAGGTTCTTCTTTAAATAATGCTACTACATCAGGTGCAGGCATTTGATCTGATCTAATAACATCAGCATATAATTGAAATTCATCTTCTCTCATTAGTTTCTCCTCATATTAGCTATATCAATGGCTGCTTGTTTATCAATAACTGGTACTGCATTTGATTTATGCATCTGAGCAATACCTTTAACAAGCGTACCAGTATATTTGATAGGTTCTTTTTTAAATGCAGTGTATTTACCACTATTAAGTGATGGATATTCAGGACCTTTGTCTTTTGATAATGTGGGTAGTTTTGCTGTTGATTTGACAGTAGTCTTTGGTTTCCATTGACCACGTGTGTACAATAAGTAATCATCAAAAGATAATATTAAATCAGGCATGCGATTTGCTTTTGCCCATTTATTATGCTTTTTATGAGATTCTTTAAGAGAGGCTAGTTTAGCCTTTGTGTATTTTACCTTAGGTTTTTTGGTGTTGAGGCCAGGTGTACCTCTTACTAAATGCATTGTCATAGTATTATTATACTAGATTTTTAGATATTATTACCAAAATCCATTGGCTGGCTAGATAATAGGAAGTTTTCTTGAGTCATTATGGTACCACCATTATGTAAGAATATCTTTTTAAGAGCTTTTTGCTCCTGTGTCAGTGATACTGATGCTGGCATATAAACAGTCGCAGGAACACCACAGACTAATGCTAGGATGGCCAAACCATTTAAAGTACCATGATAATATCTACTATTCATCATCTTCTTGACCACTTCCTCGAGTGACGAGGATGTATCTGAGTCAAAGTTCCATGCAGTAGCTTCATTCTCTGACTTCCATTTAGCTATCATTTCAGCAGATACTCCCATACCATCACTATCATTTGCAAATTTAAAGCAATGTGTATAGTGGTCTTCTCCACTTCGATAGCGAGTTTTTAAATCTTTTCTTAAAGCTACCCACGATAGTGATTTATTACCACTTAAACCAAATTGTGATTGCCATATATCATATGTCTTCATTATTATATTTTTATCAGTGCCGTTAAAGCTTTGTACTTGCTCATAATTATATTGTACAAGGTTTTCAGTTAATTCACCTTCAGAATCTGCAGCATAAACAGCAGTACCATCTTCTAGTCCTAAAAATCTAGAATTAGGGTCTCCAGTTAATGGTGTATATGGCTCGAATACTAAGTTAGGTGCATTCATAAGATCTGAATCTAATATAGTCTTTACATCATCATATCTAAACCATATATTTCCCTGTGTATCAGAATCTGGATATAGTACTTCGATATGTGGGTTATATACACCTTCATCTCTTTCAGCTTTGGTTGGGTAATGTTCATTTATAAATGTCATACCTAATAATGTATGACCAAGACCAAAATTGTAGTGACCAGACATATCGGTTTTTGCATTACCAGCACGTCTTATGGCAAAACCTTTTTGTGGATTTCTCCAACCCATTTGAATCACTAAGTTATCTAATTTTCTCGTAGCCATTAATGTGTTGCCTCTACAAATTTTGCACCACTTCTTTTAGCTAATATTTTAAATACTTTCTTTTGTGATGTCCATACCATTCTCTTATTGATATGTATTGTTGTTGGTATATTCATTGCTAAAGCTAAGAATGATAAACCGCCAAGTGTACCATGAAACTCTCTACATTGTGCCATTCTTCTAACTACCTTATCTAACTTTGGTGCATCTAAATATTTGTTATGCCAATTCATAAAGTTAAATGTATCTTTACCTGCAAACATAATTTCTTCATATCTACTAGACATTTGTTTTGAACTATCAGAAGATGAGAAATGATAACCAATATCATAAATAGTATCATCTTTAACTAGTCTTTTCTTATATGCTGGAATTGGCAGACGCCAGTTTGAATCTAATAATCTTTGTGGACCTAATAATATACGAGCATCTTTAGTACCTCTATCTTCAGCCTTATATTCAAAAGATGTATTCTGCATTTCATAGTCAACTACATCTAGTGATGTTGATGTATTTGCTGATTTAGCTTTAGATTCAAAATCCCTACCACCTTCATTTTCATGTACATAAGTAATATATTCTATTGGTTCAAATGGTGGATGTCTTGTAAACACTTGATTTTCAAAGCATGAGCTGGTCTCATCTAGTCTCATCATAGTTTTACCATTATGTATTGGATGATATATGTTTACACCTCTTACCGCTGGATAAACTTCAATCCAACCAGCCACACAAATATCCCATGCAAGACCAAAATTAATCATTTCAGTATTATTAGTATCAAAATAAAGCGGTATGTCAAAATTGTATTTAACACGCTTCCAATCACCTAACAATTTGCTGTTAGCACCTATATAATCTTTGGAGAGACCATCTAATATACTCATAATATATTTATTACCTCTATAAATCTGTGAATGATCTAGTCTCGCAGAAGTAATTATAACTTATAAGTTGATTACCGTTTTCATCTTCTAAATGTTTGTCAAATAAGCCTATAGTAAGATTGACCTTATTCCATTTTATATACTCTCTACATTCATAGACAGAATTAAAATCTTTTCCAGGCCAATCAGTTTGCATTGTCATAGGAACATTCTCATATAGTAAAATGGCTGAAATTACTACAATTGTTTTCATCATTTCTGCCATCCTTTAATGACACTATCAGAGAAGTTATTATAACTAAATTCTAATCTGTCTACAAATTTTACAGCTTCACCTTTCTTAGAATTTATAGCTACAAAACCTTCTGGATTTGTCACCTTAAAACCTTTGCTTGTTTTAACAAATTGTTTTTGTTTATCTAACGATACAAGTTTCTTAATGATTTGTACTTTAGCCTGTGTAATTAAATCTACATATTCAAATGCAGCTTTTAAAATAGCAGCATTCTTACCAAGCTCAGATCTTAATTGTTTCTTTGCTGCTCTCTTAGAGTCTATTGCTTTGTCTGTCTTTAACTTACTGATTACCTTATCTTCATAGTACTTATCTACATACTCAATGTAGTCTTTTACAGGATTTTTTCTTGCTGTAGGTAATTGACCTTTTCTAATATTTGAGTTGATGAATGTTTTGATACCAGCACCAATAGCCGCTTGTGGTATCAAAGACATAATATCTCTGAGCTTATTAAATTTACCGACTTTAGCTTCTGCAGCACTTAATAATTTTTCTACCTTTGCTTTCTCTGAACTAGAGAAGGCTACATTAGCACCTTTAAAATAAGCATCATCCATCCATATACCACGATGACCTTTTAGTTTCTTGACATTTACACCAAATCTTGCTTTCATAGTTTGCAATGACTTACCAGAATAAGTTGTATGCCAAACAACACCTATATTTGCATTTCTGATTTGTTTACCTACTTCACTTTCAGCATCCCACGCATATACAATAGTATTAGGATGTGCAGTAATATATCTTTTACCATCAATAGTTTCATACTTCTGATCACCCTTAGTAAACATGAGATCACCTTGCAATACAACACCTTTAGGTATACCAATATTCTGAAACTCTCTATGAGCAATTGCTAGTTTTTTACCAGTCTTGAATTTAGAAGCATCTGCTGGTCCCTTGTATAATAGTGGAGTTTTATTAAAAGCTGATTTTGTAGATACAAAGAACTGACCATCAGAAGGGTCAATACCAGCAAAAATTGCAGGAGCTCCGTCCCATTTAATCGTAAGTGCAGTTTCACCTTCACCTACACCATCTAATACATTTCTGCATGATTGTATTGCGGCCATTGCACCAGCATCACCTCTCTCAAATATATCTTCATCAACATGTGTAAGATGTAGATTCTGCTCGCTGTTAGCCATTTCCAATAAGTATTCATTAACCGCCAAATTCATGTCCTGCAACTCTTTTCATTTGTTTTTTAAATTCTGCAAAGGATGGTTTATCTTTATATAGTTTTATACTGATCTCATCTCTATCCTTGCCCTTAATTCTCCACATTAGACCTTTGTTCTTATGTTCTGGCTTAGTAGTTTTTACTACACGTCTTTTATAACCAGCTTCCCATGACTCTGTACCTTCTGCAAAATCTTCAGACTTTTTGTTCTTATCTATCCATGATTGATAAGTCTTATGTGCTGCAGCTAAGTCTTTCTTTTTCTCTGGGTCTTTTGCATCTCTTGCGGCAAACTTTGCTCTTTGTGACATTGCAATCGCTGCCTGCATTTTATGTGCATCTGTCTTCCCTGAACCTTCAATCTTATTAAGACTTTGTTTTGCTTTTGCTGCATCAGTAAAACCAAGACCGTGTATAGTACCTTTAGGATTTTCATCAGTGTATAAATCACTATGCTTACTACTATTTGCTTTTTGACCAGGTTTTCTAGGTACTCTCTTACTGTCTTCACCAAATGTACCAAAACTAATTAACTCTCTATTTGAAATGATTTCAAAGAATGTTTTAGATTCTTTCTGATTAATTTTATTGTAGTTCTTCAACTCTACTTCTGACATTGTGGGTCTATATGTAAATACTCTTTCTAATGGATTCAACATAATTTGACCAGTAGTTCTCATTACACCTTTACCCTTATTGATTCTTATTGGATTCATTTGTGGGTCTTTTTCAGGTGCTACACCTAGAGCATTCAATAATGCTTGTGGATCCTGTGCTTTCTTAACTTCCTTTGTTGCTATCTTCAATCTGCTTTCAGATGATATTCTATCAGGCTTTTGATCAGGGTCTTTCATATCATATCCAGTCCATGGTAGTTCAATACCATGATTTGTTCTTACACATATATCAGATGGACTTATTTTCTTGACTATACTATGATATTTTTGATTTGGTTTTTCGTAGTTTGTATATGCTGATTCTATAAGATAGCATTCTTTACCATCTGTAATAAGAGTATTACCAGGAATCTGTGAATCTAATAATGATTTGATTGCACCTTTTACAGTCTTTTGATATAGTGCTCTTCTAATTCTTTGACCATCTGGTGATGTCCAGTTCTGAGAATCAGATGCTCTACCACCACCTTCTTTCTCATCTTTCTTTACCATTACTGAAGCAGAAACTATTGATAGACCTGTTTCGTTAAGGCCTTCACTATAACCAGTAGTGGTATCTCGCAGGAATAATCTTTCGATTCCTGATCTTTGTGACTGAACTAATTTTACCTCAGTTGGATAATTACGATCTCTATTCTTAACTAATATCCAACCGTGGCCTTTAAAGTGCTTTGCAGCAACTACACACATTTACTCACCGTTTAAACGAGTATTTACAGTGTCCCAATTAATAATATCAAATACAGAATCTATAAACGCTGCTCTATCATGACCGAAAGTATATGCATAGGCATGTTCCCAACAATCAATAATCATAGCAACATTATCTACAATTCTATAATTAGGTATTATATTCACATATCCTTGCATGTTCATAAATACCCATCCAGAACCTTGTAATCTAGAAGCTTGTTCTTGTACTTGCTTCTTAAAATTATTAAAGTTCCCATATCTTTGAGTTATGATATGTTCCGCTTTTCCAATAGGGACATTTGTATCTCTACGTTCCCTTAAATTTTCGAAGTACAACTTATGAAGATGTGCTCCGGCTTTATTAAATGCAAAATCACCAACACCTTGGTTGAAGTCATCTACAAGTTTTTTGTAGATCTTATTATAATGTATATCAAAACCAACTTCATTAATTGCTGGCTTTAATTGGCCAATATCGTGACCAAACTTCACGCATTCCAATGGTGACATACTCTACTCCGTTATCGCTTTAGCTTTTTCAGTTAGCTCTTTTGCTAGACTATTTAATTCTTTTACTTGTTCCTTTATGCTCTTTGCTTGCGATAATAGGTCTTCTTTTTGTTCTTTTGGAGTAGGTTCAGGGATAGGATCGGATACTAATCCAATATCAGGATATGCAGCATTTACTACATCAATTGTAATATTATACTTCTCATCTAACTTACCATCTTTAGCTAACACTATTACATTTGCTTCTTCAAGATCTAGTGCATCTAACATTTCAATAAAAAGATTTTCTCTTTTTAATTCTGGTAATTGTCTACCCTGTGCAGAGTCTACAAAATTAGGGAACATCTTTAAATAAGACCATAAAGCTTGTGGTGAATCACCATCTTTTCTTTCCTTATCAAAAGGTGGTTCACCTTCTGGTAGAAGAGACTTTATAGATCTATCAAAGTTCCATCTGAGTACATACTGTAGTGGTGTATGATTGCTATATTTAGTGTTGATTAAATCAACTTTTCTTTGTTTAGTAGTACATGAATCTAGTTCTTCTAGAATCTCGTATACTTGTGCATCTTGTGTTTTCATAATATCCTTTATATGTTTTTTCTTACCGTATCAAATGCTTTTTTAGCATCTGGTTTTTTAATTAATGATGGTAAACCTTTCTCAAAAGAATCGTAGTCATCATCTTTTGCGAACTGTCTCATCTTGCTTGCAGACATTCCAGATACACCTTCAGCGTCAGGGTCTCTTTCACCTGCAGATACTATAGTTATACTAGAATATGTGTAATCTTTTCCATTATATTTGTTTAAGAGTGTTTCAAATTCTGCTACTCTATCTGATCCTACCACCAATACCATATCATCATATTTCTTTTCAAGCTCTTTCATAAGCTCAATAATAGTTCTACTCTTATGATCTTGCACTATATTACCGAAAGCTTTCTTTGCAAGCTTCAGTTTATCTCTATATGGAAGTGGGTCTTTGGGTTTCTTGAATGTTTTTGTTAGATAAATGAAAGGCTTCCCTTTATGAATACGGGAAGCCTTTCTTACTTTGTTAACCAGTTTCTCATGACCTGCAGTTGGTGGGTTCATTCTGCCCCAAGTAATAACCGCTGTTGCCATAATTAACTACCTTTAGATTTTAAATTTAGCTGCTGGTGCATCTACTACTGTTCCAGCAAACTCAATATCTTGACCTTTATGCTGTTGGTTTGAAGTTGTATATTTCCAAGCTGCTGTACCGTCAAAACCTTGCCAGTTTCCTGATACCGGACGAATCTGAATATCATTGTTTCCATCTGTTTTGCCAGTGACATAACCTTCATAATAAACTCCACCACCCTGAACTGCTACAACATAGTCTCCTATGCCACAGTCAGAATCTCTAGTTGCGAAGCTTAAAGTGTATATACCATTTTCAACCTGAACATCAGTAGAAGTTCCTAGGTCTGTACCGAATACGCCTTCACCATCAGAATCTGCAATTGATGTAGGTCCTTTAGATGAATCACCTTTCATGTACCAACCTGGCAGTGCTTCTAGAATCTCTAATGATTTGACTGTTCCTTTGTTTCCATCGGAATCGCTAGTAGCTACTGTGTTCGGGCTTGCTTTTCTAGAAGTGACTGCATGAGTGACTCCAAAACCGCCGACTGTAGCTAATGTATTATCGTCAGAATCAGTAGTTCCAGTGGTAGTCGTATCAATAGATCCTACATACTGCAGAGATGTCTCTGAGTCTGAACCTCTAAATACGAATGGTTTTCTATAACCTTTATATGCCATTTGGAGTCTCCTTAAATAATGTTAAATTGTCGACAATATATTTATTATTTGCGAACTTCAAAATCTGTTAAAGATTCTAAATGCAGCTTCATTTGGTGTTTCATGAGATATGACATCCATGACTGTATAGAACCAAAGGATTCACCATTATATTGCTTCATGATCTCATCTTTCTGAGCTTCAGGAGTCTGTGTAAGATCGATAAGTGTCTTATTTCTAATAAATCTACGCTGTACTTGTGTAGTCCAATCGTTTTGGTCACCTTTAAGCATTGTCATTTGCTTCTTTGTGACTGGTGTTTGTCTAGCACCTTCAGTAATAAGTACCTCATCATCAGATAATACATTTGGAACACCATCACCAGTATCACCTTTACAAATCTTTTCAAATAGTTCTTCTTCAGGATTATCTGATTTAACCCATTTTTTCTGTATGTTTGACCACTGTTTGACATTAGGATACTTCTGTAATTGTTTGAAATCACCATCAGGAGATACAATAAGTATTGGTTCAGGTTCTAGTATCTTTAAACCCTTAAAATATCCATTAGTCTTCTCTACAATAGTACCAATACAATCATCAGCTTCACATGTATCTACCCATATACATTTAAATGGACTATACTGTATAATATCATCACGTACCTGATTAATCATCTTAAAGATACCATCCCAATCATGTATACTATTATTTCTATTCTTTCTACGATTGGCTTTATATGGTGCAAAATATTCTCTACGCCATGAATTGGCAGCATCCATACATACAATTAGTTCACCATAATCATCTCTGTAATCAGCATTATATTTACGTATAATGTTAATCATTGTATGTCTAATAAGGTCTCTATCCTCATCAAACTCCTCGATACGTGGAAACATAGCTGACATTGCTATTGAACTGAAATCTAATAAAATCATATTATCTCCTTTGCTATTATTATTATACTAATTCCAGTGTCTAATTACACCACCGATAATGAAAATACATGTAATGATTTCTAATATACTCTTAAAGTAAGATTTAGGACCAATCAATATTAAGAGTTGGTTGAGCAGTTTCAGGGTTTTTGGCTGCATGGTTTTGTGCTTCTATATGTGTAGGTTGGTCTTTAATATCAGTGACTTTCATGTGGGCATAATCGACACCCAGCAGCCAATTTTTTCTGTCTGCTGGGTCACCATATCGATTTTTAAGTTGACTAAAACGAATCATATTGTCATTGCGAAGCTGATCGTTTGTAGTCATAGCAAAGAAATAATCTGCGGTCATCGGCAAACCAAATGATTCTGAAACATCGGTCATACCGACATCAGCATCATTCATTCCTTGTCTATTTGTTTGTGTAGCAGTTAATACAGGAACATTGAATTCCATAGCTAGAGCACGAAGTTCTTCAGCAATGGCTTTTATTTTCTCATAACTATTTGCATTCTTAGATACGCCTAGTGAATTACAAATATTGAGATAGTCTACACAAATAACGTCTGGCATAAATGTTTTCTTCATATCTAGTTCTTTAAGTAAAGATCTGAAATGAGCAGCAGTAGCCATGCCAGTAGGATATTCTTTAACTACTAATCTGCCTTGTGTTTTAGTTCTTAAGGTTTGAAATCTTTTTAGGAAGTTATCTTTACCTACAGAATCTAATTCTTCTTGACTCATATCGAGTAAATTCTGGTCAATTCTTTGTGCAATCTTTTCTTCAGCCATTTCCATAGTAATATAAAGAATATTCTTACCACGTTCAAGTAAACTTGATGATATAGAACACATAAATAAAGATTTACCTACACCAGTACCAGCCATAATAACACCAAGTGTTTTTTCAGGTATACCACCACGTAGTATGTAATCAAAATGTTCAAGGCCGGTTTCTAATTTGTTTTCTTTCTTGTTATAGTAATCCCATCTTTCTTCAACTTCTTCTGTATAATCATGACCTACAGATTTATCAAATGAAGTACCAATTGCTTCATGTAATAATTCAGGTAATGCTGTCATTGGAGTTTTCTTGTCATCACCACCAATAACATTAACAGCTTTATATACTGCATTTACAATAGCACGCTCTTGACACCATTGTTCTGTTTTATTTACTAACCATTCTGTTTTATTGATTGGCTGAATATCTTTACTTAAGAATTCTTGTATAGAGTTATAGATTGGTTCAGTTAGATCTGTTCTTGATTCAACTTCAATCTTAAGTGCAGCAGAACTAGGTAATGCATTATTCTTATTGAAGTATCTTATAATTTCTTCAAGCACAACTTTTTCATGCTTTTCTGTGAAGTAATCATCTTTAAGGAATGGTGCAACTTTTCTACAATAGTCTTCATTGACCATCATATTGTATAAGATACCTTTTCTTAGTTCTGTTGAATCAACACTCATGGTTTGATTATACTCGGACTTTCATTCTTTTTAACATTTAATATATCAGCAATAATATCTGATGCCATTGCCTGAAACTTATCTTCTCTGGCATACTTTTCTGCATCTTCTATAGTAAGAAACTCTACCATAAAATTAAACTTATCTTCTTTCAGTTCCATATCTACTGGTCTCCAGATAACACCTTCATATTTATGACCTTTACCAGTGACTTGAATCCATTCACCACCCTCAGGGTCTATGTATGGTTTAAAATTCTTTGGATTATTTTTTGACATGCCATGGTCTCCTATATTCTATTGTATTCTTGAATTCATCTGTAAATATTCCATCGACTCTAATTGTATAGGTCCATTCAGGGTTTGGGTCAACACCATGATAATTAAGGTCATGAAATACATAACAATTGCTATCAACATAATACTTTTTATCATTTTCCTGATCATAAATAAAACTCCTCTTGTTTCTTGCAGGACTTAACATAATTGAATGGTGATCTACTGACATTACAAATGGATTGTTATCTCTATGTACTGTAATATGCTGAGAACTATCCACACCAAATATATTCACTCTTCCGATTTGTTTAAATGGTAGCTTTGACCATATCCATTTAATTGTACCTGGAAATAATTTCTTAGCTTCTTCTGGAATGTATTTACCATGAATTTGTTCTTGTTCATTCCATTGAGAATACATGATTGGATATACATCTCTCCATGGATAGTAAGCACCTTTCGCAAACTTAAGATACCTTTCCATAATCTTTTGCTTTTTAAAATCATCTACCTGTATCGCCTTAATTCTATTTTCTTCATGTTCTGTTAATTGTTGTCTAGCATATTTTACATCCAGAAACTCCGAATCAAAAAATCTGGTATAAGCATCACCACGACTATAGTCATCACCAACGCTAAAAATAGTATTGTCAGTTTGGGACATACCCCATACCACTTCTTCATGAATTTCTTTAGCTGTGTCTTCATTGAGTAAATCTAAATGTAAGTATGGCTGATCATTAATCGTTATCAGCGGCTGTATCTTCTTCGATAGTTTCTTCGACATGTTCCTCTACTACTGATTTTATAGAACCAATTGCATACCTTTCTTTTATTGCATCTGCAAATCCAGCTTTAAGCAATGGAATCCAATACTCAGAACTATTTGTTTCTGCTTTTCTTTTCTTTAAAAATACTTCTCCTGTTTTTGGATTTGTACCTTCAAACCAACCGACAGAAGGTTTAGTGACCCATCCAAGTTCTAAGCCTATATCTAAAAGACCTGACCATTTATTGATACCGCCTTCCCATGATATTGACAACGGCAATCTTGTTTTTTCTCTTACAAACCTAGATTTTTCTACACCCATCATAAAGTTATAACCTGATACTTCAGTACCATCTTTTTCTTGCTGCCTACCCATAAATAAGATTTGATTTGCTGAGTAATAAATACCTGTACCTCCAGACATAATGTCTTTAGGAAACATACCAATCTCTTTATATGTATGGTTTACTGCAACAAGTGGTATATCTCTTGTTGTAAGATAAGGTGTACATATTCTAAATAATGATTTAAGTGCTTTAGCTCTTGACATATCAGCAACTGACTTACCATCAAGTGCATCTTCAAGTTCTTTCTTAGAAGCTAAATTACCTACAGAATCAATTACAATAATAACCTTATCACCTTTCTGTATTTCTTCTAGTTGTTTTGTAATATCAAACTTAAGTTGTTCTACATGTTCTATAGGTGTATGTATACATCTCTGCGGGTCTACATTCATGCTTTCCAGATATTCAGGTGTAATACCAAACTCTGTATCATATAATAGACATACAGCATCTTCATACTTTTTAAGATATGCTGAAGCCATAAGCAAAGCTAAGTTTGATTTAAAGTGTTTTGATGGACCAGCCAGAACGGTAAGTCCAGGTGTCAGACCACCTTCAACAGAACCAGATAATGCTATATTCACAACAGGAATATCTGTTGGAACCATATCTTTCTTGTTGAATAATGCTGAGTCTGAGAGTACTGCCGTTGACTTGACAGTTGAAGTTTTTTTAAGTTTTTCTAGTAGTGACATAATAATCCTTTGTTGGTTGTTTTAAGTTGAGTGTACCAACTCCTGATATATTTATACCACTACTAGAAGTTTTTTTTAGATTATCCTTTCAGATATTCAGGCTCACCTTTGTTAATCTTAATGGATTTAGGCTTCTTTTCTTCTGGAAGCTTGTATTCCAATTCGACTACTAGCATACCATTGGCAATAGCTGCATTGGTGACTTCAATATATTCTTGAAGTTTGAAAGTTTTTTTGAACTTTCTAGCAGAGATACCTTTAAACAAATACTCTTTGCCTTCAGCATCATTCTTGCCTTGTGTATTACCTGAGATGATTAACTCACCATCTTTGACTGTGACATCAATATCTTTCTCACCAAAACCAGCGATAGCAAGTTCAATAGCGAACTTATCTTCATCTGTTTTAACAATGTTATGTGGTGGATAGTTATCGATGTTTGCCCAATGTGTTGAGTTTAGTTCATCGAAAAGACGGTCAAATCCGATAAAGGCAGACCTTGGGAATGTAAGTGCGTTCATAGTTTCCTCCTTTATTAAGCAAGTTTACATTAGACTCCTGATTATCAGCAAGTCTAATATATTTATACTCGAAGTCCCCTATTTTTCCAAGTTTCTCTTATAGAGTTTTCGTTTTTAGTAGTAGCTGTAGTGTCCTAGTATACTTAAAAATAAAGGCATACAAATTGTTCCGATTAGTATAGAAAGGTCTCGTGCAATTTCGCAGAATTTACAAGTTTTTGGATGCTCAGCTTTCCAGATTTCTAGTTTAGCTTTCATCTCGTAATATTTAATAAGGTAATACTGTGCCAGTGCTTTATTTTACAACTTATTGCAGACCAAAATGACAATGATCTAAAAACATATTTTTTAATAACTAGAAATTATATTACAAATCTAGGTCTTTTGACCATGGACCTTCGTATTTTATTGGTGGGATTTTCTTTAGATTTTTTTGTTTTCTTGGTATGATCTTGGTTTTATCTTTTTGTACTTTATGACCATACGGCGTGTCATGGCCAAACAACTCCTTGTGAGCCCTTGTTTTTCCACGTTCCGTCTGTGTTGTAGTGCGTTGGGTACGCTTTCGTTTTTTCATATTCTTTTAATACTTTATCTATTTCATAACCAGTGTCAGTTAACATCGATCTAAACTTATTTAATGTTTCATTGTCAGGATCGAGCCTGTGTACCTCTATGGCTAAGTAAGCAATTACCTTTTCATCCATAGAAGTCTTTATGTGTTTTCCCATTAAGTGTTATCTCCTTTCGTGTATTGCACTGTAGCTTGCATGTCAAATTTTCCAGGAGTAATCTTTGGACTCCTGTCTTTAGCAATCTCACCAAGCCTGTAAGTTTTTACATTTTTATCTTGTAATGTAAAAATACTCATAGCCACAATAGACATAGCTAATGGTGACAGTATCATTAAATAACCTTGTATTTCTTCTGGTGTCATATCTTAGTACCTATAGTTCTTCGGACAATATCATTATGATTGAACTCTGCCCAATATAGTTCAAACGCTACACCATCTTCGATACCTTCAAATTGATGTACTTTACCAGGTTTTACCTGTGTAAATTCACCAGGACCGAGGATAGTTTCATCTACTAAACCGTCTTGATCGTCTTGCCAAACTCTGATTAACATCTTACCAGACTCTACAAAAAAACCATTCCATTTAAATTGATGTTCGTGTTCACTACATTTATATCCCGCTTTGTACTCTATGCGGTGAAATTCAAGCACGCCATTTGCATGAATTAGCTCTGTTTGACCCCAAATTTTTCCAGCTTTGATACTCATATAAATAATATAATACTATATTATGGAGATATTTTTAAATGGCGATCAAAAAAACGCATAGAGTATACTGCACTTACTTTCCAGATGGTAGATACTACATCGGTTATTCAGGCAAAACAGACAAACAATTCGAAAAATATTACGGTAGCTCAAACATTATCAAAGAGTATACACAAGATGACTTACATAAGGATATTGTCTTTGAAAGTGAGAAGAAGAATGAAGCTAAGATACAGGAGTTTCTATTACAGTGGCAGCAAAGAGATGATGAGAACTGCATTAATGATATGATTCATTTAAGATTAAGACTATCACATTTAAGAGATTTTAAACCAATTAAATGGAAACCTAGAGATGTACCAGCCTGAGGCTCAATACTTTTTATATAATGAGTTTGGATATAAGACAGATTATGATAAGTTCTTAGAATATCTTCTTACATTTCAATCCTCTTTAAGAGAAGATTTCTTTAGAAATGAAAATCAAAGTATAGCAGATGTAGTCAAACAAGAAGGTTTTGAAAATGCTAGACCTAGAATAACTCAACAATTTAACTTTCAGAATGACAGATGGGCTCCACCAAAAGAATCTAGGTACGCATTACAAGATGCTGTTAAAGTAAATGGTGAGACTGATTACAGTGGTTGGACTAGTATGCAAATAAAATATTTTTCAAATGGACCAGATAAAGTACAAGACCCTGCACCTATGATATGGGTAAAGAAAAGATTTCCTACAGCAACTAAACTAATAGAAGAGTTTGGTGATGATTGTCCGATCATGGATTATGTAATGCTTAAACCAAACACTATTTTATCAAGACATACTGGTGCTACAAATATAGGCTCTAATAGAGTACGTATACATCTACCAATAATAATACCTGAAGGTAGATGTTTTCTAGAAATAAATGGTAAACCAATTTATTGGAGAGATGGACCGTTTGGATTTAATGATGAATATGTACATAGTGCATGTAATTTAACAGATGAGTATAGAGTTATATGGATGATGGATATAGAAAGAGAAAGAGTTGGATTACCATATTGTACAGGTGCTGATACTACATTAAATAAACCATTAGATGAGGAAATAGACTATGAAGGAATATAAAGATTTCAAGGCCAAAATATCTAATGATGATAGGACCAAGAACTACAAATATTTTAGAGAACTAGATGTACCTGGCTGGGAAATAGTCAGAGACGAGATGCTTAAGTTTACTACAAAGACTAGACCAGAAATATCTCTTGGTATGGGTAAACCACTGTGGAGAAGATGTTGGCCAGAACCATATAAAGGATTGAGGAATGCATGTCCATCTTTATGGGATGTATTTGAACCATTATTTGGTGAGATTAGAAGTGTAGGATTCTTTGTTATGTTATCTAGAGACTGTTCTATACATACAGATAATTATGATGCTGTTGGTGATGGTCTACCAGAAGCAACTAAAAGAATCAATATACCTATTCAGAACTGTGCTAAAACACATACAAGATGGTTTATAGCTCATGGTATTCCAGATATTGCAGCTTACGATGGACCAAATCTTACAGCACCTGTCGCAAGACCAGTTGATTTAAAAAAGATGGCTAATCCAGAATCAATAAAGAGTGTTATTGGTAAAATGCAATATGAACATTTAATGGGTGAAAAGGTAGATGTAAGTGGTAAATCTCATATTGTAGAGTATGCTAATTTAAAATCAAAAGATGGTAAGAAAGTATTTGTACCTGACGGTACACACTATAATGTTTTTCATGAAGATGAAGTGACTGAAGTATCAAGAGTAGAGTTATTGAAACCAACTATTATAAGAGTGAATGAACCACATCAAGTTGTTATAGATAAAGGTTGGAAATTTCCAAGAGTAGCAGCAACCGTAGGATTTATAGATGAAGATAGACTTACCATTTAAAGAGATAGACATACCAAACCTAGATAAGGTTATAACTGAGCTACAGAACTATACAAAGAACATACACCCAGGTTTGTACCAAGCCATAAATACAGATACACCATTTTCTAGATTAGCAGCTGAAGCAATGTGGGAAAAGCAATATGATGTAGATATTGGTATGTGGAGAAATGCATATCCAGATGTATATCAAGATGTATTAGAAGAATGTCCTACTGTACAAGAATCATTAAAAGAATATGGTGAAGTTGTTAACTTAGCATTCTTTTGTCTATGGCAAAAAGAATCACCCATACATTCAGATGATACTGTCATGCATCTATACGATCAAAAAACTAGAATGAATCCTGAACATAAGCATCTATACGAAAAGTTTCCAGATTTTATTGTTAGATCTAGAATCAATATACCACTATTCAATTGTGAAAAATCTAGAACTGTATGGTGGGAACCTAAAGAAGAAAAGACTTTTATTTTAAATGGTCCTATCAGAACTTATAAAGAACATGAATGTAGTAAACTGGCAGAGATTACATTATCAAAGGCTACAATATTAAGAGTTGACATACCTCATCAAGTTGTAAACGATGGCTGGAGATTTCCAAGATTGGCAGCCACACTAACCATGGATAAAGACCTAACATGCTACCTTACAAAGAATTAGACATACCAAACTTAGGTATTATTATTTTAGAGTTGCAGAACTATACAAAGATATTGCATCCAGATCTTTTTACACCAATAAATACTGGTCTTTCAATAGAACGTGCCATTGGTCAAGCTAGTACTGAAGGTGGCTTCTGGAGAAACTCATATCCAGATATTTATGAAGACATATTAGAAAAATGTCCATCATTACAAAGGTCATTACAGGAATATGGTAAAATTATAAATGTATCATTCTTTTGTTTGTGGGAAAAAGAATCACCAATACATTCTGATGATGTAGTTATGGATTTAGAAACAGGTAAGTTTAGAACTGATCCACTTCATGAGTTAGATTACGTTATACCGCCATGGGATATAAAGACTCGTATTAATATACCTGTTTTTAATTGTGAAAAGTCTAGAACTATTTGGTGGAAACCACATGTAGATAAAGAACCTGGAAGAATGAAGTTTAGAACATATATACCTGAAGAGTGTGATAAGATAGCAGAGGTGACCTTAAATAAGGCCACTCTGCTCAGAGTAGATATTCCACATCAGGTTGTAAATGATGGATGGAGAATGCCAAGATTAGCAGCTACAATAACAACAGATCAAGATCTGACTGATTATCTTTAAGCAGCTACTTCTTTCCAACCCCAATCACCTTCCAAACCATTCACTGAATATTCTGTGACTCTTTTCTCAAAGAAGTTATCATGAGATACTCCGTTTAGTACCCAATCTAACCATGGTAGTGGATTGTCTTTAGCTTTGAATTTAGCTTTAAGTCCTAATTGTAATAATCTTCTATCCGCAATATGTCTAATATATTCCTTTACTTCATCGATACTTAGTCCTTCGACTTCATTCTCTTTGTAAGCAAGATCTATAAATTTATCCTCTAACTTAACAGCATTTCTTGCCATCTGATAGATTTTAGATTTTAATTCATCATTTACAATACGCGGATGTTCTTCGCAGAATGTTCTAAATAATTTCGCATTACCTTGAACGTGTAGTGTTTCATCTCTAATTGACCACTCAACTATTGTACCCATACCTTTCATTTTACCGAAACGTTGGAAATTAAGTAGCATTACAAATGAAGCAAATAAACTCATGCCTTCATTAAATACTGACTGAGCTAGCGCTAATGCTAGACCAGTATGAGATGTAATATTATTGTTAGCCATAAAGTCTAACTTATCTGCCATCTCATTGTATTCTAAGAATGCATGAAATTCTGATTCAGGTAAACCTAGCGTATCATTCAATAGAGCATAAGCTCTTTGATGTACACCTTCTCTACCAGCAAACGATGCAAGCATAGTTCTTACTTCATTATTTCTCATTTTTGGAATAAGAAAGTCATGATAGTTAGCACCAACTTGAACGTCAGATTGAGTAAATAACCGTAGTATATTCACAATAAAGTCTTTTTCTTGCTCTGATAATTTAGTACGCCAGTCTTGAACATCTTCAGATAATTCTGCTTCATCCTCGACCCAATGTACCTCTTCATGTTTCTTGGTCAGCTCAACTGCCCAAGGATAATTAAAAGGCTTATAAGCTTTACTGTCTTCTAATACAGTCATTTTACTTCTCCTTATTTACTTTTTTTCGTCTAGAACGATTTGCTCTTCTAATGCTTTGATTCGCTCATTCATTCTAAAGATAACCGAACACAAAGATTTAATATCTTGTGCATTTGGATTACCTCTAGCGATGGTGCGGTCTAGCATTGTCTGCAGCTCCTCGGTATAACTGATTGCCTCAGGCATACTTTCCTCCTTCGCTTGGTCTAACCTTCACAGGCTCGACATTCATCTTCATTGTTTTGCTCTTGCCCTTTATTTATAAAGGACATGAACTCGTCATAACCACCTACATATTCACCTTTAAGATAAATTTGTGGGACAGTTTTAACATCCTTCCTTCCAGTCACTTCCGCAGCCGTCTTACCAAGTTTTTCAATATTGATAAAGTCATACGGAATTCCTCGAATTCTGAATTCTTCTTTAGCCATGTGACAGAATGGACAATCATCTTTTCCATATATAACATTTCTGTCATTATCAACTAGAGCTACTCTTGCAACTTTGTCTGCTACAGTTTCTGCTCTAACTTTAGCTTCTGTTCTTAAATAGTACAAACCTTTTAATCCTTCTTTCCATGCTTTTAAATGCACATCATTTACATATGCTCTATCACAACCTGATGGGAAAAATAAATTCACGCTTTGACCTTGACAAATATATTCTTGTCTATCAGCCGCATGTTGAACAACCCATCTTTGATCGAGTTCATCTGCTGTTTTAAATAATGTTTTTTCTTCATCTGATAAAAAAGTTAAATGTTGTACAGAACCCTTATTAGTAATAATACTCTTCCACACACCATTTTTATTTTCTTTTTTTCTTTCTAAGAGTCTTTCTAGATATTTGTTTTTAACTAAAAAACTACCGGCTCTAGTTCTGTGTGTATAAGCATTTGCTTTTAGCGGTTCAATAGAAGGAGAAGTAGAAAGAATGATACCACTAGAAGCGTTGGGAGCGATTGCCAATAGGTGAGAATTGCGTTTAGAACTTCCATTACCGTCTAAATATTCTCCTCTTTGTTTTGCCAATAATTCAGTTTGTTCATTTGCTCTCTCCTTAATTGTCTTAAATATATTAGTATTATACTCACGAGCCACCTCCGTTTGCCAAGAACATCCTTTTCTTTGTAAGTAAGAATGAAAACCCATGGCTCCAAGACCTAGAGATCTCTCACGTGCTGCTGAATACTTTGCTCTTTCAATAGTATCAGGTGCATTTTGTATAAAGTATTCTAATACGTTATCTAACATGGTGATTAGATCTTCTACAATTGTAGTATCTTTCCAATCATCATAATATTCTAAATTGAGTGATGATAAACAACACACTGCTGTTCTATCTTCACTTGTAGGTAGATGTATTTCATTACATAGATTAGAACCATTGATTTTAAGACCTGCTTTTTTCAGTGGTTCTGGTAGTGCTTTGTTTGCAGTATCAATAAAATTAAGATATGGTTCTCCTGTTCTAAATCTTGTTTCTAATAATTGTTGCCATATTTTTCTTGCAGGCATTTTATCTGTGACTCTATTATCATTCGGGTCTTTGAACTCCCACTCTTCATCATTCATTACAGCATTCATAAAGTCATCTGTTAAGTTTACGGCGTTGTGAATGTTGAGTGCTTTTCTTTGTACATCACCTGTTGGAATTCTAAGTTGCATGAATTCTAAAATATCTGGATGTCTGATATCCATATAAGCCGCATAAGAACCTTTACGTGTTTTACCTTGTCTATATGCAATCATATCAGCATCTACAGTATGTAAAAATGGTATTGGTCCAGGTGCTATATCAGAAATAGTACGTACATCTGACCAGTGACCACCAACACCACCACCATATACTGATAACCATCTTAGTTCTGATGAATGACTAATCAAACCTTCAAGTGTGTCAGGTACATATGTTAGGAAACAACTAATAGGCATACCTTTATCTTCATTCGGTTTGCCGTTAGGTGCGTTTGATAAAACTGGCGATGCAAACATAAACCATTTCTTACTTGCATAGTCATATATTCTTTGTGCAAGTTCTTTATCAGTTTTACCATTAAATCTTGACCAGGCTAATGCTGCTCTAGCGTATGCTTCTTGTGGTGATTTTTCTGAGGGTCTCATATAAAAATCTTTGAGCATGCTCACTGCGTAATCTGCTAACAGTGAATCTTGTTTTTTGTCTATGTCAATCATCAAACTCTCTTCCAATTATCGAGTTTAATTTTGGCTGCTAGGCCGTGGTAAGTATTTTCTTGAATTATTTGGAGGGGATTAAGGTTTTCTAAAATCATGTCATTAATATCTTTACTTCTTATGTTATCAGGCCAAATTACAATTTTGAAACCCCTATCAATGAACTTTGAATATTTAGAAACTATTTCTGCATTTCGCTGTTCATTGTCTAGACATACTATTATGTCTGAATTACTATATTTATTTTCTGTGATGTCTGAACCAGCCATCGCGAGAGCATTAGGCAAAAATAAACTATCTATTGGACCTTCAACTAAGTAAGTAGTTTCATCTTTGTTCCATCTTTCAAGACCAAAGATCTTACCTTTATCTTTATCCAACAATATAGTAATATATTTAGGTAATGAGTTGTCTAATGCTCTTGCTTGAAGAGCAAATAACTTACCATCTTCATCAAAAAATGGTATGATTATTTTTTCTTGAGAATCTTTGAAATTGTACCCGTACCGATTAACGAGCTTTCCAAGATCTTGAGTATAGTAAAAGAGGCCGCGATAGTGAATAGGAATCCTCCTATCCCGTATAAACTGAACGCATATATGAGAGTCGTCCATATCAATAACCCTCTGCATATCAGATAACAAGTTGTTATGATTCGCTGAGACTTTGATGTGAACGCGATTCCTAGTAGAATCAGACTTGTTGTTGTCACCAAAAGCATTCTTAATATACTCCCATCTTGAATTGCGTTGACAGCCATGACATAGAAACATTTCTATATCAGAGTCATTATAGACAAAGCTCGGCTGTGTACCGCAAGCTGGGCACGAGACTTCCATTACCATAGTAAGATTATACTATAGCTGATCTAGAATTTTTTCTAAAGAGTCTTTCTTTTTCTTTTTCTTTTTAGGGTCTTTAGTTCCGCCATCTAAGAGTGAATCCATACCAGCAAGACCACCAGCATTTACTGCTGCGTTAGTATTTGCTCCAGATAATGGACCACCAAATGAAGCTCCACTCGTCATGCTTTCTTCCATTGCGTCAAGCATAGCATTCCAATATCCTTCAGCATTTGATAGATCGTAATCTCTTTTTTTAACAAGACCATGTTCTTCTAATCTTTCAGATAGATATTCAGAGGTTGCTTCACCTTTTTCTCTTATTGTGTATTCCTTAATTAATGCTAGTGCGGCTATATAAGATGCGATTTGTGACTTACCACCAGGTACTTTACCTAATAATCTTTTTAGATTCCATGCTAATCTATCTAACATATTGAAAGAGTCTTTTTGTTTCTTATCTCTTTCTTTTTTCTTAACTAAAATATTACCTTTCTTATCAATCACACCAGATTTAAACGCATCCCATTTCTCATACTTCATAGTTAATTTACGAAGTAATCTAAATACAAATAATGTGTCTATAATTCCTTTACCGGCCATGGTATATTTAATTCCTTAATCTTTTTAATAATACCGCGGTTTCCAAACAAAATTTAATTTCTGGATATTCATTCTCATCTAGGTAGGATAGGTACTCAAATATAGTCTTAAATACTCTCTTCTCAGCATCATTTGAGTGAAATAAAAGCAGCTCCTTAGCCGCTACAGGTGCAAATACATTAAAGAATAATATAACGTGATTTACAAGAAGTCTGATATTGACATCTTTACCATTGACTATTTTTGTTGCTAATTTTCTGGCGTGTTGAGCTTTACGTAGGTCTTCTTTGAATTCTGTCTTGTCAGCTATTGCATTTCGATAATTATCAAATGCATACTTTTCAAAATTTTTCTTATCCAGCTGCATCGATATGACCATACTCGCTAGGATTTACCTTTGTCTGCGGCTTAGTCACGATTTTATCTTTTTTTCCGCTTAACTTTATTTCTTGTGTTTCGTCAGCGTCTGCTTTATCATTATCAAAGGTTTTATTTCCAATAGCAACATTAGCACCAGGAACTTCTCCTGGTACACTTGCTGGAGAAGCGGCTTGTACATCTCCGATGGATGCTTCACCATCAGCTACTTCTTTTTCTTCTTCATCATCTGATTTCTCAAGAGCATTCTTTCCTTTTGATATTTGTTCTCCTTCATCTTCTTTGAGTTTTTCAATCATCTCAATGAATGAGTCTATATCGCCATCATACTCTTTAAGTATATCTTCTAATTGTTTTGCCATGTATTATTTATTAAAAAAGAAAGGGGAGTTTCCTCCCCTTTCCAAATACTGTTGCAATGAGCTTAAGCAGCAACTTTGCCAGTAATCCCACGATAAGTGATTTCATCACTTTTTCTCGCTTTGGATTTCTTAGCCTTGCTTTTTAAGGTCTTTGCATCGTATTTGATACCTCTATAGCAGTACATATTACCTCCGGTTTTCGTATCGATTTCGTACATACATCTCACGACGTACACCCTTCTCAACGCGTTCCTTCAGCAAACTTTCGGTCTCGTTCCCTTCTGGATTTATTGACCCAAAAAGAAGGTACTTGCTTTCCCCTAAGAATAGGGAGGTTTTCAGGTTTTGCCTACTTCCGTCAACTAAAAAGTTGATGAACGTATAATATTTATACTATTATTCAAAGAAATTTGTTAGATCTAGTTGCTTTTCAATAGTCCAACCGATAGGATCGAGTATACCTTCCATAGGTTCAGCAATAATTTTACTAAACATTTTTTCATAGTTGATATAATCTCTGACTTTAAATTCATCAGGAATAGAAGTCATATATGATACAACATCAGAACCTACATTATTAGGTTCTCTAAGCCATAGGAATTTACCTTTCTCACCATTCTTGATGTATTCCCAATCTTTATCGAGTTTGTGTTGATTAATTAATCTATTGTATAGTATTGCACCACGTATATGTGGTGGTGTACCTTTCTTGAAACCAATATTATCTCTTGGTGTATATTGCCATACATTATTCATAGTTCTAGGAAATGCAATGTCTTCTGCAGGTAGTGTAAGGAAATGCTTCTTGAAGTTGGCAATCGCTTTCTGGACTGTATCTTCATCAGTTGTTAGTACTAATTCAATAAGTTTTAGTAGTGGTTCTCTACAGCCTTGAGGTGTGCTTGAACGAATGGCTTCAAGACCTTGAATCTTAATCTTTGGTTTTTCAGGTCTATAACCTTCCATATCATGGACATTCATTGCATATCTTTTCTTTGCTGTCCAGAATGCTGCATCTGCAATAGCTTCTCTACCCATAACCATCTTCTGAGCATATACATTTTGATATTCAGCTATTGAATCAAACTCTTTATTAAGAGCTTTGGTTAGTTGTTCTTCGCAGACTCTGTCAAGAATATCTACAACTTCCGCTTTAGATTTATCTGCGAAGAACTTATCAACCAATGGTTGAAGATTTACATAGTTTGAATCTGTATCAATTGCAATAACATAATCAACTTTATCTGTCTTTAAGAGCTTGTTAAGATATCTATTGATTGCCATTTCAGCACGTTGAATTACAAACTGACCGGATAATGTGATACTAGAACCAAGTCTTGGGTCAAACCATCTGTAATACTTGTTTGTGATTGCACCATAACCTGAGTTCAATAGGATTTTACGAACGTATTGAGCAAGATGAAGTTTGGTAATATCACCACCTTCTTTCTGCTTCTTCTTCATTACACCTTGAATTTGTTTACGTTCATCATATAGCTTACGCATAACTCTTGGTATGATACCTTCAAAGTCTTTCTTAAACATCCAGCCTGAAGCAGCCACAGCAAAATCACCTTGTGATTTAAATGATTTACCATGTAAGAAATCGCGCATACGCTTTTCTTCAGAGATATCCGGCCATACTTGCAATTTATCCATGATAGTTTCAGGTGATATATTATATTGCATAATAAGGTGAGGATATAGAGAGTTCAAATCAAATGAAGCAACCCATCCATGTTTACCAACTTGTGGTGGTTTTACATAACCGCCTGGAATAGCTTCAGTAAATCCAGTTCTTGGAAAACTAAATGGTGGTATCTTCTTTTCAAAGAACATTTCTTTATTAATCATAGCATCCCAGGTTTTAACAACACCAGATACATCTTCATAGTTAATACCTGCTTTATATGCTACAGCAATCTGAACATCAATCAATCCCATCTTATCGTCAAGTCTTTTGACAAGATTAGTATCTTGAATATTATAATCAATAAACTTATTGAAATCTTCAAAGAATAATTTATGTAGTGAACCAACTTCTTTATAATCTAGTTTCTTTTCACCAAGTTCGATGAAGGCAATATGGTCAAGACGATATGATTCTTGTACAGCATTCTTTTTATATCTGTCAAGATAATCAATATCATCGATACCTGTAATCTCAACACGCATCTGAGTACCTTGTTTAGTAGGAAACTCTTTGATACGGGTAAGACCCCATGGTGAGAGTCTTTTAACATCAAAGCCTAGTTTTACCATACGATTATGAATATATGGCATATCAAATGATTGTGTATTCCAACCTGTCACAATTTGTGGATAGTGGTCTGACCAATACTTTATAAAGAAATCAAGTATCTGTCTTTCTGAATTACATGGTACATATACAATTTTATCTAGCAAATCAGAATCTGTAAGTACTGAATCTTTTCTTGACCAATCACCATTACCGAATGTAATAAACTTATCTGTAATAGAATCATGTAGACATATTGCTGTGATGGGATGAGCTGCTTCACCTGGCTCAGGGAAACCTTCTTCTGAGCTAACTTCAATATCAATAGTGAATGTTCTTATTTCTTCACGTTTCCAATCATTCTCAGCATTTGGATAGTGTTCAATACAGTACTGAGAGTTAAAGAATGGGAAGCCATATACTTTTAGATTTGTTTCTTCATTCTGTTTGCCAAAGTTTCTGGCATCAACCATTGTGTCAAATGGTAATGGCTTTAGATGATTGCCATATACATCGGTAAATCCTGTCTTTGTAGCAGATTGTATATAAAGAGTTGGGTCATACTTAATCTTTGACCTGAATTCTTCACCATCTCTGATACCGCGGACGAGTAAGTTTTGCCCATATATGGCAACATTAGTGTAGTATTCTGACATTAACTAGATTATACTAATTTGTGGACTTTTTACCTATAGTATAGTTAGCTTTTAGTGTCCAATCACCTTTTTCTTTGAAAGGGATTACTTTTACTTTTTGGAGAGATGCAGGCTCGGCTGAACCTACTATTTCGCAGAGTTTCCATTCTTCTAGAAGTCTGGCAATTCCATTACGACGTGCTGTATCCTCGACGGTAATTT